AGGCTGACAAAGTCAATCTCAAAGCCACCGCTTAAGACATGATCTTCCGTAAAAGTAAATTCTGGAGTGATTGCTGTTGTTTTAATCGTATAGTTTGCGTTGTAGGGCAGGCGTGGCCGTAAGCCAAACTTACCGTTAGTGTTCGTTAAACGAAGCAAGAAATTGTATGAGGTTTTTTGCAACCAATCAGACAGGTTTTCACTTTTAGTGACTACGCCATTGAATAGAAAATTATTAGTATCAGTAAAGTTAGCGGCGATGCTAAGCGATGAGTCATCGATTAAATCGCTTGGCAACCTTCCGCTTTGCAGCATTAAATACTTAGCAAGATCAACAAAATTGTCAGAAGGCCCTGTGCCACCGCCAACTATCCTTGTTACCTCAAGACCTTTTCTTATAAACGCACTAATTTGTTTGTTCCAATCCGTGCTCCCGGTAAGAGCTATTTCAAAACTTAGTGTCGTTAAACCGCTGTAGCTACCAGATGTTCCACAGAATGTGGGCATCTTGTGCTCTTGGTAGTTCAGAAAATAAGACCCTGTGGCGCCCGCAGCATTCTTAGTAACCACACTGTAAAGACTGTTGCCTAGCCTATACACTTTGTCTGTAATTGGATTAGATGGTAACGGGTAAAACCCGCCTGAATCTTGGGCAACAACTGCTTCTATGTAATCATCAATTGTGTTGCCAGGAGGCCAACTGCCTGCACGCGCAGCATATCCTTGGTTATACGTCCCACGGCGGCAATTACCGTAGAACATGTCTCTTATTTGAATTGCACCGATTTGGCCTTGGCTAACAACAAGTAGCAGCTTTACATAAATTTCTTCTGTTACTGTTACGTCAGTCCACGTACCACCAGTTTTTATTTTATTAGCGACTACATTGTTAGAAAAACTACCTTCACTTGCTTTTGGAGCGATCATTGCTCCACCTGTTTGCACTCCATTAAGTGCTCTTCGACGACAAAAAACAATAGGTATAGGCTCACCAGTTTTTAAAACTGCTTGAGGGCCTGAAACGTCTGGGTTTCCTTCTGCTGCTTGCGCTTGCAGCTCAGCCACAGATAAACCAGTCTGCGCTGACAGTAGGAATAGAGGTTCGGTAAATTCGAGTGTCATATCTGGAGAGGAACTCCAACTAATGCGTTACTTGCGGTTAGTGGCGGGATCTGCGCTCCAATGGGCGCAAGCGTAGAACCAAGCTCCACTCTAAGCGCAGTGAATGAACCATTCATCCTAGAGACATAACCCAAAAAACTTGCAATTAAAGTTTGNCCTGACTGTGGGCTGGCAATNCCTAAGCGAGTGTCAAACTCATATACGCTCAATTCGCATAAATACTTCAACCTTGACGCATCTTGGAGTGCGTTGACAGCTAAGGAAGTTGCAGGAAGTTTTACTTGTATTGATCGCCCACCAAGCGCAGAGGTTTCTGTAATGCCGTCACAAGCAAAAGGGAAAAAGGTATATGCCTTGGCCGATACTGTGACAGTCTGATTTACATAGAAATTTTGCCACAACTGATAGTCCGCTCCACCTGAAGCGTAGATCCTTAGATACTGGGCCTGACCCCTAAAACTCATTACGAGACTCCCTGGAATTGACGTGAGCCATAACTACGACCACCACGCGCAAGAGATTCTGTTAATTCTCGCATCCCTTCTTCGAATTGGCCCATTGTTAGGTACATCTGATTATCTTGCTGCATTACAGGCCCGGTCTGGATGTTGATTGATCCGGTATAACCACCCTCGGCATAACGAGGAATTGCAGCCGTTCCACGAGCCCCCATCAAGTAATTAGTAGCAAATGCAGCTGCTTTCTTTTCTGGAACGACGTACTCAGGGCCTTTCTCCCCGATCATTGCTAATTGCGCTCCACTGACATGGCCTCCATCCCCGTAATACCCCATCCCTTCATTCAGCGCGTTAATAAGATCCGCAGGGCCTGAAGGGCCTCTGAAAGTTCTTGACATAACGCTCCTCATCACTTCATCGCTAATAGGCCCTTTAGTTGACATAGTGTCAGTTGTTCGTCCTGGTCCGCCAAAAATTAATGACCTACTGACCGTACCGGAAACGCCCCCGCCCGAGCCTCCCCCAAAGCCCGATCCAGGGCTTGTGGCAGAGCTTGTGGCAGAGCTTGTGGCAGAGCTTGTGGCAGAGCTTGCGGCTTTTGCACTTCTTGCGATTGCTGCTGCATGGACAGCTCGTTGTGCATCCACTCGCTCCGCTTCAATTGACTCCAACTTGCCGTCACGCAGGTGCCGCGCACTAAGTTGTTGGAACTTAGCAATTTCTCTTGCAGATTCTAACATTTTGTCACCGGTTATTGTCATCTGCTTCGCTACCTCTGCAGAAATCTTTGCTTGCTGGTTAATTTGGGCCAACTTTTCTAGCCTCTTCTGTGTATCTTCAATATCTATCGCTTGCAGTCGTAATAACTCAATCTGAAGATTAATTTTCTGAACCTGGAACCTTACTGCTTGCCGTTCCAGTTCGGCCTTCGCAACCATCTGTTTGATAGATTGCTGTGTAACCTTAAATTCAATTTCTGCCTGCTTCTTCCTGTTTGCAGCAATTTTATTAATTAACTGCCCTTGAGTCGTATAGAATCCATCAATCTTCTGAAGACGAGCAAGCTGACGTTGCAGCCTGGATTCTTCAAGTTTTAATGCGCTTAACTCGGACTTGTTTCGAGCTTGCGTTACTGCAAATACGCTTTGGGCAGCTTGGGCCTGCAGGTTGAAGATTTCGACCTGACCTTCCAGGAGGGTAGTTTGCGCTTGGATCTCTCCTTGCGCTATTTTATGCTGCTCAATTTTAACTTTCAACTGCTCTTTTTGACGATCAAGCTCTATAGTTTGCTTTTTAAGCTCCAGTGTTTTATCAATCTCGTCTTGTTTTAATTTAGCATTGTTGTCGATCTGAATCTTAGCGTACGCAAGATTTATTTTAGCAGTTGTGCCAGTAAGATGGCCAAACTCTACATTAAGCGCGTTTTTATCAGCTTGAGTCTTAAGAGAGAGTTTTTCTGATTCTAATCTATGATCAACTCCTGCATTTACTAATTTTTCGGCAGCAGTTTTGCCTTTGGTTCGGTCTTTCTCAATATTGGCAAGTTTTTTATTCTGAGCAAATTCACGGCCTAATTCTTCTGTTTTCTTTATCAACGTGGCCAAACTTTTTTCTTCGTCTTCGACGATACCCTTGGTGGCATTTGCAATTCCATCAATTATTGGCTTTAAGAAAGGCACTTTGTTGATTAATTCAACTGCCCTCTTGAGCGCAATTCCTATCCCGCTAGCAATAAGATTTACGCCCTTTACTGCCATCCCCACTACTTTGAGCACAGCGGTTAAAGCTGTCAGAAAAGGTGCAGATATTATTGAAACCAGCCCGGACACCGCTGCAACAACTTCATCCCATACGTTTGAAAGTAAATTTAAATTGTTGGTAATGTCGCCAACAGCTTCCGGCAAAACGCCAGTTTGCTTAAAAGTTTCATTTGCTGCAACAGAAACTGCCGCCTGAGCATTACCCGCTTCAACTAACTGACGCACCAGCGTTCTTGCCCCTTCAGTCACAGTGATGAAGCTATCCGCTATAGCGTCCATGCTTAGCGAGTTAATTGCATTGCCTACATCCTTGAAACGAGTAATAAGCTCTTCGGCCTTGCCTATAATTGCCGATAATCCAATCTGAAGGCCCATCGCGGCCTGTCCCGCCAAGTCAAACGCTCCAGCTAACGCAGTCCCGAGGCCACCGCCAAGAACTTGCCCCGCTCCACCGCCGAATAACAGCGGGAACCCTGTGCCAAGGCCAAATTCACCAGCTGTCTGTAATGCACTATTTGCCCCGGATTTAGCGCCTTTTGGTTGAGGACCTATAGGTTTCTTATGAGCCGTAGTAGGAACGCCTTTTGGCAAGGCATTCATGAGCCTCTTTTGCTCATTTGCCAGAATCCTGGCCGCTCTTGCCTGTGCAAGATATTCAGCTGTTTGACGTTTTGCCGCAGCTGCCGCTGCATCTGTCCTTTGCAAGAAGGCAGCATTGTTCAGTTCTAGCTGTACTTTTGCAAGTTTTTTAGCTTCATTCCTTTCAACAATAAAAGCAGCTGCTTTGCGTCTTGAAGCTTGTGCAGCAGCTTCTGTCTTTTGCAAGAAAGCAGCATTGTTCAGCTCTAACTGCGCCTTCGCAAGAGCCTTAGCTTCATTCTTTTCAACAATAAAAGCAGCTGCCTGACGTTTTGCTGCAGCTGCAGCAGTTTCTGTTCTCTGGAGGAAAGCGGCATTGTTTACTTCTAACTGCGCTCTTGCAAACTTTTTAGCTTCGTTTGTCGCAACAGTAAACGCAGAAGCTTGACGCAATGCAGCTTTTGCAGCAGCGTCTGTTCGCTGCATGAAATCCGCTGCTGTATCAGGGCCTTGAGGTGCTGTAGATCCTGAACGTAAGTATCGAGCAGTCATGCTGCCTGGCTGTCGCGGTCCAGCAGCAGCAGCGTTGTACTTTTTCAGTTCTCGAGTCGCGCCTCCTCTTTTTGCAATTTCTTGGTCAAGCAGTCTGTTTTGGCGTACTTGAACTGCATTCGCCGCAGTAACGGCTGTCACATAACTCTTAATTGCATCAGTTTCGTCCTGAGTGTTTATTCTTGCTTTTCGTAAGGTATCTGAAGCTACTCTGACAGCGTCAGAATATCTTTTTACTGACTGTATGCCTTTGCTAAAAGCATTCTCAATTCCATCAACTTTTTGGTTTAAACTGGTTACTTGTTTTCTTAGCTTATCTAGTTCCGCAACGCCCTTTACGCCAATCTGGATCTCGGTCTTATAAGCCACGAAGGTCCACTACGACAATATCCCCATATTAACGGACTCGACGCTTGGCGTCCTGATACGCCTTCTCCTCTTGCTCCGCTCGATACGTGAAATATGCGTGCCAGCCAAACATCTCTTCTTGCCCCATTCGGGCACGAAGCTCACCAAGCGTCATCTTCAGCTCTGCCGCTAGGAAAAACTGAAATTGCAGAGAAGGATCCTTCTTTATCTCACTCTGCAGTGCTTTTCATGTCGCTTTCGGTGTCCTCGCTGTCGTCCGAAAGCACAGCAAGCATCAAAACTTGCAGATCCTTGTCCTTGACCTCGTTCTTTAGGACATCGATTTCGCCAAACTTAAATAAAGGCTGACCAGTCTCGTCTTTAGCTTTATTGATCAGCAGCTGGAGCGCAAAAGCTGTTGCATCATCAGACTTTGCTTGCTTCTGAGCACGCTCACGTTCTGCCATCGTCAGCGGCGCTACCCACATTTCAAATACTGAACCATCCGAAAGCTCAACTTCTTTTTTGGCAGGTTCTAGATTCGCGGCTTTGCGTAAACGGTCAATTGCGCGAAGAGCTGCAGCCATTTCAATGATTGTTTTATAGCTTTAGTGTAGCAGTTGAAAACAAAAAATAAAAAGCCCCGGAAAACCGGGGCGTTATATTCTCCGAATAATCGACTATCAGGACTTGCTGAGGTCGAAGGTAGGAGCAGCGCTAGGACGGAAAGCGATTTCTACGCTTTGTCCATCGTCTGGGTTCACGTTCAAGCTGGCTGAAGTCAAGATGACTGGAACCTCAATCGAACGGCTTTTTGTGTCGTCTGGCGTTCCAGAAGACAAAATTTGGTCGATGTAAAGCTTCATCGTTGCACCGTTTTGCTCACGCTTGATCACGTCTTCAATCAGACGGCTGGATAGCGTGGTGTCGTCATCGGTCGTGTAAACCGTGGCAGAACCCGATCCATCAGCAAATCCAGGGATATAAGCCCGGAAAGGTGCCGTGCCGGAAACCGTTTGACCAATAGTGGTCACATCGATCTCAGAACGAGTGATCTCAAAGCTCCACTCTCGTACCTGACCTACTGACTCTGCAGCGGTGTAGGTAATGCTTGCCGTTCCAGTGCCAAATGCTGTTGGTGCAGCAGAAGCAACTAATGCTGTACCACCCGCTGTCGCACTGACGGTCATAATGCCAGTTGTTTCAACGTAAGTCTTGACAAAGACATCGCCTGCAGCAATTGCTCCGGTAGCACCCGCGCCAGAAGGATACGCAAGAGTCACTGGGTCGTTGACTTTGAAACCCAGGAAAGTACCAACAGTGATGTTGCCTCCGCTGGAAGGGAAAGCACTGATCGCCAACGTGGTAACTGATGTACCAGCTGGCTTGTAATACAGGGCGCCGGAGGTGCCCGAAAGGACGGTGGCCATAAGGAAAGCCTATTTGTTTTGGGTGTACGCGGGCACAGCCCGGCTATTAACAGTTTAGCTCAAGCCTTCAATTAAGAGATCACTTGAGCTACAAAGCTGGTATCAATTCTAGAGATGAAGAATGGGATAAGTGCTAACCGAGATTCAGTGGCGCCCGTTTCAGTGCCAAAGCTTGGTCCGTTCAGCGCTCCAATGCGTATGTAAATACCACTACTGGTCTTGGCTTGATTGCTTAGTGCTCGCAGAGTTGTAACTGCTGTATCGATCAATGTTTGGTTACGAGCTGGGCCTTTCCCTTTCTCTGTATAAGCACGAATAACAATTGTGCCCCTGATGTAATCACTTTGCGTCGTTAGCGTTGTTTCGGTCGTCAAACCAAACTGCAAGTTGACGTGGATAAATTCAGTCTCAGCGTCTGAAACTGTATTAAAGGTGTTGTCGAAATAAACAGGAACAGCAGGGCTTAATGCGCCGTATGCCGTGTGAAGGTCTGATTCAAATTCAGCTCGAATGCCTTGATAATTCATCGTCTAAATCCTTTGAAACCTTTGCTATAAGCGCGTTTTACTGCCTCATCAGCCTTGCCGCTACCTTGATAATTGGAAAACCAATCCAGTGGTGCGCTGCTGGAATTACTTCCTGGCCCGGAAACATCTCCCCTCATGCCAAGCAGAGGTCTCGTGCCAAACTTTCGGCCGAAATCAGTAGTAGCTTCTTTTGCGGGGATATCCCCACTCACGTATGGGGCTAGATCAGTTGCTTGGTCGGCATAACTCGCGGAATTACCTACCGTAAATAGCCTTTTTGCTCCAGACGTACCAAACACCCTATTGAAAAGTGCTGTTGCAGACTGGATGCCACTGATTTTTGGCGCTTGAACAGGCATCGCTTGACCAGGAGTGCCTTGACCACCTGCTTTTGTACCGTCTGGTGTCTCGATATACCAGGAGTTTCTAAATTTGCCAGTCCATGCAGGGCTTAAATCTTGCAAATCTTTGACGATTTCTTCCGCAGCCCTCGCACGACCATTAAAAGTTAAATTAACCGCCAACCGATCAAGATCTTGAAGCAATTCCTTTAAGTCGTTTTTAGCCATTACTGCGGCCTCAAAATTAAGTTGTGCATGACTGCCTCATCGCCACGATAAGACTCCACATCAACAATTCGACCTTCACGCGTTGACCCAGCTTCCGTATAACGCACTCGGTCACGAACGTTTGGATAGTAATTACCTAGCTCATCATTGCCAATAATGACCTTAATATCATTAGTCTGATAGTCACCATTAAGCTCTTTTGGATTTAACCTTAAGATTACGCCTTTCAGTGCAACACTGGTTTCTGCGCCGCTAATTGTTCCAGTTGCTGGGTCGTAAACCTCAGACGTTGCAGCCTTTACATAGGTCATGTCCAGGCCCCACTGGCTCAACAGTGTTGCTGGAATCTTGCCAAAAACATCATCAATAAGTGCCATCTCAACCCCTCACCATACGAACTTGATAAGAGCCAGAACCTCCAAGGCAATAAGCACCAAGATAAGACTGCAACCAAGGGTAAACGTCGAATACGTTATTAACAGTTCCGGTAGCCTGGCTATCAGTGTTGTATTTGACTTTGAGGTCTCCAAGTTCGACTTCTTCGTATAACCCCTTATCGCCGGTAACCCCTGTAATTGAGTCCGTGTCATTTGCTAATGCCCGTGCCAACTCAAACGCAGCGTACTTAATATCTGCAGGAATAGCACTGCAAGTTAACTCAACTCGATCAACGTGATAATTGTTGCGAGGCCAGCTCAAAGCTTGGCTTGAATCGCAACGATCACCATAAAAATTCAACGTGTCGATCCAACGGGTCGCTGAGATTAAGGCACGTTTTTTGTTGTCATCTTGTTTGTTGTCCCATTGCGTTGAGCTTGGGACGGTTTCAAAATACGCATCTGCCTCTGCCAACGTCACATAGCTGTTAGCTGTTGCGCTTTTAAGAGTGGCGTCGATCGTGGCAGCCATAAGGCAAAAAGAAGGTGGCCCCACCTAATGGTAGGGCCTTTGGTCTGATCAGGATCAGATGGTGCTGGTATCCAGCGGAGAGTTGA